GCTTTGCGTGAGCCTTGCCGCCAGAATTTCCGCCAACGAAATCCAACCGTCGTCATCGCCCAACGTCAGCGCATAGCCGACGCAGCGGCTAACCTTTTTGTAGGCAGGTCGCATGAGCTTTGACATGAGTGACGGCTTTGACATGTGGCGTTAACCTTTGTTCTGGTCGTTGTAAATTATTCTAAAACGGAATGTCGTCATCAATGTCCAAAGCAGCCGACGCCGGGCTAGCAACTGGCGGCAATCCAAACACCTCGTCGCGTGGCGCAACATCAAAGATGTCGGCATCGTCACCGCCGCCAGCGCCACGCTTGAGCAGTTGCACTTTGAGCAACCCCAAGCTGACGCCCCACCGGCCTGATGACGGGTTTGGAGCAGGGTAAACTGAAAACAACACCGTGCCGCGACTGCCGCCCATGAAGCCGCGATCAGCAACTGCATCGCCATTGCCATCTATGACAGGAATTTCAGCACTCTGCTGACCGCCAGCGTTTACGCATTTCCGCGATGCCGTCACCTGATACAAGCCGTCATCGCGGATCTTCATACCGTGGACAGCTCCAAAATCCGTGTTGATTTTCTTTGACTCTGCCTTGCGCTCGTTGAAGTGCTGCAAGCAATCCGTTGCAAACTTCTGGCCGTCTTGTGCCGACAGCGTAAACGTCAGCGAATACTTTGCGCCGGGGTGGCTTGGGTCAACCTTTTTTGAGCTGTTTTCGCTCATGTCAAAAACTGTCGGCTGATCTAAGTGCACGTAGGCAAATTCTATGTCCTTGAAGTGCATATTTTTAAAGTCTGGGTTTGCCATATTTATATCTCCTCTGTCATCATATAGCGTGGTAGTTCGTGGATCGTTTGATCTGGCCAGCCCGTTGTAAACTTGCCGATTTCGTTGCATTGTCGGATTTCATCTAACGCTGCTTCAACTTGCATCATAGAATGCTCCAGCACATATTCAGACAGCGTATGCACTCCGACAGCGTGCGGATATTCTTTTTCCACAGCGTAAAAGTCCATTCCAGAGCATTTGTAGCCATGTGCGCGCATGACGAGCGTGTAAAAAGCCGCCTGCCAGTGATAGCCCATGCGGAATATGTCACGCCCAAACGCGGTAGGGCTGGCATCCTGGCATGTTTTCACATCTCCCAGCCTGCCTTTTCGCACCAGCCAAAGGTCAGGTCGGCATCGCAGCATCTGTCCTGTTGGCCTATGCAACGCAAATATAGACGCCTCGCAAGCGCGTGAGCGCATCTTCAGCGCCTTGCCAACGACTTTATGCGAGCGCAGAGCGTCAGCCATTGCGGCGCATTTGTCATAATCGCCCTCAGTGAGCAGCAATTTGCCAGCGGCGTCAGCCTCGGCTTTAGCTTCTTTCCACTGATTGCCGCGACGATCAGCGCCGCCGCGCACAACCAGCTCCTTGTCAGGTTCAAGCGTCATCGCATGCGTGGCGCTGCCAATATCAAGCGTCGCTTGCGCCACGTTAAATTTCGCGTGCCTTGCGTGCAAGGGCGAGCGCTTCAGCCACTCTTTGACAAAGCTGCTCGATATAGCGTCATCCGCGTGATAGTCGGCGTTCGTCATGTCGAAATATGTGCCGGGTTTTATCGGCATGGGTTTTGCTCCTTTTTGCTTAATTGGCTTTTGTAAACTTGCGTTTCTGATCTGCCTGCCAAAGCTCTGACATTGGTAAAAGCTCGTCTTGCTTGCACGCCAGCGTCGGACCACGCCCAAAGTCAACTTCAACAGCGCGCTCCAGAAATTGCTTGCGCGGCAACCAGCCCGCCAGCAACATCACGTCGTCAGCCTCAGTTGACGTTACCAACACGGCGCAATTTGCTTTGAAATGTTCAGCAGTGCGAAAAAGCAACTGCCCGCTTGGGTGAAACGTGGCTTTCACGTCTATGCTAATATCGCCCAAATACATGTCGGAGCCATCGTCAAAGCCGGGCTGGAAAAAATGCGGAATATCCAAGCAGCGGGCAACGGCCAGCTCGGCTTTTACTCCGAGCAACTCAACGACATCCTCAGTGCGACTTTCGTCAACTTTCTGATTAACCATTCCGCTCATGCGAGAAAGCTGCCAGCGAAAGTTAGCCGCCTGCCTACAGTCTGACATTTCGCTCGCACTCAACTTGATTTTTATAGCACGCTCAAACATCAACGTCATCCAAATCAAGATCATCTAAATCGTCAGGGTTGGCTTCAACGACGCCAGCGCCGTTGCAGACGTGGCACTCCAGCCATTCGCAATCAAGATAGCTATTGCCGACTGTGTAGCCTTTTATGACCTCATATTCGGCGCGCATATCGCCGTTGCAGTGTGAGCATTCAACCGGGTTTCGAGATGTGTAGCCTTTGACTTTCTTTGTCATAGCTTCCTCTCCATTTCAGAAATTTCAAGCGCAAGCATGCGCAGCTCGCTTGCCATGCCTTTGCTGACATGTGCTGAGAATAGTGGTCGTCTGTTTTTGGCCTCGTGTGCCATGTGCGGGATAAGCGCAAAGGTTTGGCCGTCAGAGGGATGCGAAATCAACTCAAACGTCATGTGAGCAACTTTGAACAATTTGCGCTCAAACTTTGTCGGGGCAGGGTGACGCCCTTTTGATTTCATGGAGTGCGCGCTCATAATTCGTCCACCATTTTGATCCTTTTGCCAATCCACCGCATGACAGGCACAGCCATTGAATTTCCCATAGCTTTATAGCGCGGCCCATCTGGGCAGTTTTCGGCTGGCTTGTTGCGATATGGAATTTGCGTGTAGCTGTCGGGGAAGCCCTGCAAGCGCTCACATTCTTTTGGAGTTAAGCGCCGCACTTGCATGTTGTCGGCAACCGCTTGAGGCTCTTTATAATCGTTTGCGCCAAGAGTGTTGGCTAAATTGTCAGACGTTTTCATGCTTTGTTGCTTGCTGGAGAATGCAACCGCTGGCGTTTTAGATTTGTCTAGCGTTGGCGTGATATGCTCTGACGCGCTTAAACCTTGCGCGGAACTGTTTTGTGCGCCGAAAGCAATGACGGCTGCGCTTGTCATGCCATCTCGGCCACACGACAGCCCTTTATATTCGCGGCTGGAAAGCGTTGTTACAGAGCCGTCTTGCACGTTGCCGATTGCTTGCAAATAACCGCTGCAAGCTTCATCCGTACCTAGTCCACCGCCGCCACCGTTTCCAGCGCGTGTTGTAACTGTCCCGGCAGTTTCTTGCCTCTCTTCTCTGCGCGGCGCAGGATGCCCCGACAGGCTTTCCCGCTCAAAAAGAACCGCTGCGGCACGTCGCCAATCTCCAAGGTATCCGACAACGAACACACGTTTGCGTCTTTGGGCCACTCCGAAGTATTGAGCGTCAAGCATTCGATATGCGAACCCATACCGGAGTTGGCCCAACGCCCCAAGGAAGGTTCCAAAGTCCCTTCCTCTGTTTGAGGACAAGACGCCGGGGACGTTTTCCCAAACCAGCCACTTGGGCCTATACTGTGCAGCAATGGCAAGATACGTGAGCATGAGGTTGCCCCTTGGGTCAGCAAGCCCTTTTCTAAGGCCAGCAACGGAATAGCTTTGGCAGGGCGTTCCTCCAACAAGAAGGTCAATTGATCCTGCATCTTTCCACTCCTTAAACTTTGTCATATCGCCTAAATTCGGCACGTCTGGATAATGATGCTGCAAAACTGCGCTGGGAAACTTTTCAATTTCTGAAAACCATTGCGGCTCAAAGCCAAGCCCTTTCCAGGCGACTGTTGCGGCCTCAACGCCAGAGCAAACGCTACCGTACTTCATATCGGGGCCATCTCTGACAATATTTCGCGCGCAAGATAAAAGTGCGTGTCAGCATCCATCGTCAGCAATGCGTCAGCGTAACTGTCATCAATGCTGGCTGGAGCAACAGCCACGCAAACATCTTTCAGCCGCATGACAACGCGCCACTCCCGGCGGTCATATTTGTACCAAAGGAGCGGCATTTTCCCGCACGCCTTCGCCGCCTTATCAACTTGCGCCCACCAAGCTTTATCATGGCTAACATTGACGCCAGCGCGGCTTTTAACCTCGATGACGAACGGAA